GCATAAGTTCGAATGTAATGTTTAAAAATATGTGCTTGGGCTTTAGAAGCTGACAAGAAAATTTGATTTCGACCTGTTTTTAGTGCGTCGATTAGTGCTTCAAATCCAAAATAATATGTTGCACCGATCTGACGACTTTTTAGGATCATTCTAGAACGCTGATCCATTGCACGGTACCAAGTCCACTGGTACTCAAACAGCCGTTCTTCAAATGCCAAAACCATCTGTTCGATTTGTTCTTCATCAAAATGGTTCGGTACTTTTTTACGAGAAGCAGTATTTCGACGTTGAATATTGGGATTGAGATCCGCTTCTGATCCATCCAAGCGGTATTTTTCAATACGTGCAAATTCCTTGTATTGACGCATCAAAAAATCAATTTCTTTCAGATCACCTGAGGTCTTTTTATTTTTTAAAATGAGTTGCATCAAACGTACAGTCAGCGCACATTCAACACGGTTTTCAGGTTTTTCCTTTTCCCATTCGTCTCGTGTTTTCCATGCCTGAACTGTCCGTTCTTTTTCTTCCAGTACTTCTGCAATATCGACAATTTTCCAACCAAGCCAATAAAGGAATTTTCCTTTCAGCTTGTTGTCCATAATCAAGTGCAGATTTGCGATGGGGGATAAGTCATTCATGCCAATAACATTTGCTTTTTCGCAAACATTGGCAGTCATGCCTTTATATATCAGTCTTATTCAGTTGTAGTGGTGCGGTTTACAACTTAAACAAATTGCGAATGCATCCCTATTTTCACCATTCTGCATCTATTCAAAAACGTGATTTTTATCCGTCCCTTTTTTTATGAATAGGTTTGCAAATGAGCAAAGAAGATAAGAAATATAAATCCAAGTGGACCCGTATTGCTGTGGCAGGGGATACCACTGATGGTCGTGAAATTAAAGCTGAATGGATTGTCCAAATGGCACAAAATTACGATCCAAATACTTATGGTGCTCGCATCAATATGGAGCATTTTCGTTCAGTATTTCCAGATGGTGTATTTGGTGCATATGGCGATGTTTTGGCACTGAAAACTGAAAAAATAACCATTGATGGTGAAGAAAAAGATGCGTTGTTTGCTCAAATCGAACCAACTCAAAGCCTGATTGATCTCAACCAAAAAAGACAAAAAGTTTATACATCGATTGAAGTGGATGAGAACTTTGCCAATAAGGGTTCTGCTTATTTAGTTGGTTTAGCAGTCACTGATAGCCCAGCATCATTGGGAACTGAAATGTTAGCCTTTGCAGCAGGTGCGACAGTCAATCCATTGGCAAGTAAAAAACAACGGCCTGAAAATCTCTTTACTGCTGCTGTTGAAACAGACTTCGAATTTGAAGAAGTTCAAGAGTCGCAATCGTTTTCCGCAGGCTTAGTAAAAAAAGTAAAAGACCTGTTTTCAAAACAACAAAAATCAGAACAGAAGTCTGCGGAATCTTTTTCTGAGCAAGAACAAGCCATTGTTGAAATTGCAACAGAAACAGCAAAGCAAGGTGAAGTGGTTTCTGACTTAGAAGCCAAATACAGCACATTGAACACAGCACATGAGCAACTACAAAAAGATTTCAATGAATTAAAAACAAATCTCGATGGTGAGTCTGACCAACAGCCACGTCCAACTTCAGGGAATTCCAAATTCACTGAAACCGTCGATTGCTAATCAAATAAATAAGAATAAAGAGGAATAAATATGCGCGTTTTTACACGTCAAAAATATACAGCTGCAATGGTTAAATTAGCAACTATTAATGGTGTGACAACAGTATCTGAAAAATTTACTGTTGAACCATCTGTACAGCAAAAACTTGAAGAAAAAATTCAGCTCTCTTCAGCCTTTTTACAGAAAATTAATATTTTCTTAGTCAATGAGCAATCTGGTTCGGCTGTCGGTCTTGGTATTTCTCGTCCAATTGCATCACGTACAAATACTGATACAACAGATCGTCAAGCTACTGATCCAACTGCGATGGACGAACGTTCATATTTCTGTCGTAAAACTGACTTTGATACAGCCATCAAATATCAGAAATTAGATCAATGGGCAAAGTTCCCAGACTTTTATGCACGTTTTAGTGGTCAGATTCAAAAACGTCAAGGTCTTGACCGTATTATGATCGGTTTTAATGGTACCTCTATCGCAACTACAACAAATATTACAGCCAATCCAAAACTACAGGACGTCAATAAAGGTTGGTTGCAAAAAATGCGTGAAGAAAACCCAGCCCGTGTGATGTCATCAGGCAAAGTTGTCGGAAAAATCACAATTGGTGCAACGGGTGACTATCACAATGTTGATGCATTAGTGATGAGTATGACAGATGAATTGATCGATGAAGTTCACCGTGATAATCCAGATTTGGTCGTGCTGTGCAACCGCAAAACTTTGGCAGACAAATATTTCCCTATTGTAAACAAAGAACAAGAAAACTCAGAAAAATTGGCAGCAGATATCATTATCAGTCAAAAACGTATGGGGAATTTACCTGTTGCTGCTGTCCCATTCTTCCCAGAAGATGCCATTTTGGTGACGACTTTCGATAACCTTTCGATCTATGTGCAAGAAGGTGCTCGTCGTCGTACGGTTATCGACAATCCAAAACGTGACCAAATCGAAAACTATGAATCTTCAAATGAAGATTACTACATTGAAGATTTGGGTCTTGCTGCAATGGCTGAAAAAATCGAATTGGTGTGATTATGAATTTAGCTCGTCAACACTTCCAAAAACATCAAGCCAAAGAGGCAGCCGAAAAAGCTGCTGAGTTTGGTGCGATGCAAGATATGACGGCATTTGAATTGCAGATGATGCAACTCAATAATGACCGTCAACGTTTGAAGCAGATTCAATCAACAGACGCCAAAGTGGTTCTAAAAAAAGCTTTATTGCCGAATCATTTGCCGTATGTTGAAGGCATTCTAGAAGCGGATAAATCTATTCAAGATGAAGTCTTTATGACTGTTTTGGTATGGTGTATCGATGTGGGGGATTATGCAAAAGCATTGCAATTATCTGCATTTGCTTTGCGTCACAGTATGGTCATGCCCGATGCTTTCAAGCGTAACACGTCAACATATGTGGTCGAAACCATTGCTGAAGCATTTTTAAAACAACTCAAAACAAATGCCATTGTTGATATCTCTGTTTTAGAACATGTTGAACAACTAATTCAAGATACTGATCTTGATCCAACTGTATTAGACATGCCGAATCAAGCCAAAGCCAAACTATATGTGGCTCTAGGTAAGGCATCCGTCAAACTCATTCAAAGCTCAGATGAACCAAGTGATACCGACTTAGTGCTTGCTCAGTCAGCACAGCAATATTTATCCCATGCTTATGATCTTGATGAAAAATGCGGTGGCTTAGGCGATCTCAAATCGATTCAAAAGTTCTTAGATAAATTTGCATCACGTTTACCAAAACAGCCTGAACCCTTGCTTAATGCAGACGGTTCACAAGTCGTAGATGACCAAGGATCCTTGGTTTTAAAAACGACTGAATAAGTGCCCACGCACCGCATGGGCGAACAATTTCGGTGTCATTACATCGTAATACACACTTAGAGAATTGTTCCCACCCATGCACTAAATTCAACAAAAACAGACGGCAGGGGACAGCATGGGATTCGTCGCAAATGGCAATACAACACCAAGTCAAATCATCATCGAAAGTGACCCGTTTTATCCGAGTGTTGGTCTTGACCATATCCGAGAAATTGTCCGTATTGACGGAGCTGTCACCAACGAACGACTTAAACAAACCATCATTGAAGAAGTCATCGACCTGAATCGTTTGCTTATTTCATTGCAAACCAATGTTGCGAAATTATCCGATTTATCCAAAACCATCATCGATGGCAAACCCGATACAGATTATTTATATCTTTCCGCAATTGCCAATGGAGTCGCAGCCAAGGTCAACGAGAACTATCGTAATTATGACAGTTCCAATTCAGGTGGGAAAAAAGCAGAGCAAGCGGAATGTACGGTTGATGATTACCGACGTAATCGCCAGTGGGCAATTCAGCAATTATTGGGTGAAAACCATACAGTGGTGGAGTTGATATGAAAATGAATATTTCATCAAAGGAAACACACCAACGAGTTCATTTCTATCGTTTTTCTCAGAAAGAGTTAGAACGACTTGCACTTGAAAGAATTGCTACTGAACTAGGTTTGGATTTGCAATCTAAAGCAATTCAACCTGAGGCACGTGTTCTTACTCAAAATAATGGGATTAATCCAACAACGTATGAATGTGAAATTCGGATTGTTGAAGTATTAGATTGTAAGGAATAGTTCATGCCTAAAACCATCACTGCTCTGCAGAACGACACGGTCGATGCGATCTGTTGGCGTGAGTACGGTCGTAGCTCAGGCGTGGTCGAAATGGTTTTAACTGCCAATCCCAAACTTGCTGAATTTGGTCCATTTATTCCAATGGGGATACAAGTCACGTTGCCTGAAATTGAAACACCGCAACAAACAAAACAAACCATAAACCTATGGGACTAATAACAAGATGCCAGAACCAACCACAACAGCAGCTGCAACAGCAATCACATTAAGTGCAGCTTCACTTTTACCCTTTATCAACGGCAATGCATTGTTGGGGGCAGTTTTTGGCGCAGCACTATTTGCTACGACTAAAAAAGATCTAAAACCCTTACAACGTATGCTGACTATGCTTTTAGCAACGGGCATTGGTTACTTGCTTACACCAGAGATTACAACTCGAACATTTATCACCAATGACGCAACAGCTGGCATGGTCGCAGCCATTTTCTCACTCCCAATCATTTTGAAAATCATGGTGTGGGTAGATCAGTCCAACTTAACAGACATCATCAATAAAATTTTTCGTGGTGGAGGATCATCATGATGGAACAATTATTTCAATTCATCGCACTGATTGCATACATGATCTGCGGTGTTCGTATCATTTGTTTTAATCCAACAGGCCTGCGACATCGTCGTGGTTATTCCATTCTTGCCACCATTTTGATTGGTGCTTTCATGGGACAAACCATCCATATTTTATTTTATAAAGATCCTGTAACCCTGTGGGATGCAATATTTGCAGTTTTGCTTTGTGTCTTGATTTTGCGCACAAAAGGTAATGTGGCCAAGCTGATCTGGAGTGCATCATGAGTTTAATTAAATTTGGTGCTCGAGGAGATGCTGTCGTTATTATCCAAAAGCAGCTTATAGCACTTGGTTTCATGGGATTAAATTCAAAACCACTTAATCCCGATGGTGACTTTGGTACAAATACCGAATATGCCGTGATTCAGTTTCAGCGAAAACATGGCTTAGTCGATGATGGTAAAGTGGGTGATAAAACCCGTACAGCCTTAATGGGTGGCAGTACTGATAAGTTTTTAAAAGGTGCAGACTATCTAAATGCTGCAGTTCGTCTCAATGTTCCAGAACTGAATATTCGAGCCTTTGGTGCAACTGAAGCGCGTGGTGTTGGTTTTCTAAAAAATGGTAAGGCCAAGATTCTATTTGAACGCCATAAAATGTATTCATACTTGGTTAAATTTAAAGGCAAAGCCTTTGCCAATGAACAAATGCGTTTATTTCCAAATCTAGTCAACACCGCAACTGGTGGGTACAAGGGCAATGAAGCTGAATATACCCGTTTATCTCTTGCTAAAAATATCCACGAAGAAGCTGCACTTATGTCCTGTTCTTGGGGACAGTTCCAAATCATGGGTGAAAACTGGCAAGACCTCGGCTACAAGTCTGTATTTGAGTTTGTTGAGCAAATGCAAACCAGTGAATCTTTACAGTTAGAAGCATTTATCCGTTTCATTGAGACCAAAAAGGGTTTACTGACAGCTTTACAAAAAGAAGATTGGGACACGGTATTCCGTTTATACAACGGTCCTAATTATAAAAAACTCGGTTATGAAGCCAAATTCCTTGCTGAACGTGCGCATCTTGAACCCATTTATGGAGTGCAAAAAGCATCATGATTGCTTTAACTGTACTTCGCCCATTCGCAAAGCCAATACTGGCTTTGCTTTTATGTTTCGTACTTTTTTTAGTATTTAAACATTACATCCATGTTCAACAAAAAATTGGTCAGTTAGAACAACAACTTGTAGAAAAACAACAGCAACTGCAAAGCCAAGATCAAGCACTTGAAAAAATCCGTACCCAAGTACTTGAGCAAAGCCGATCGATTGCAGAATTACAAAAAGTACAAACAGAGCTTCAGAGTAATTATGAACAGCGCAAAGTTACGCTGAACGAGATATTTACCCATGATCAAGACAGTAAAAGCTGGGCTATTCAGCCTGTGCCTGATGCAATTCGTGGCATGTTCAACAGCAATGCCAAAACATCAGGTGCAAAAACTTTATCCAGTGCTCAGTCCATGCATTAAACCTATTTTTGTATTGGATACCAATCAAGACTTGGTTTTTGCGCTAGAACAAACCGAATTGGCACGTTCACTTTGTGCAGCACAAGTAGATGCGGTCATAAAAATTCAGGAACAACCATGAAAAAACTGGAAAGCCTACGCACTCACATGCTTAACGCAGTTAAAGAATTACAGCGTGATCCTGAACGTATGCTGATTTTTACTGAAAAAGGCAACGTCCGTTGTACTTTGGCCAACGGGCTTTCATTTGAATATGTTTATGATCTCAATTTAATTTTGACTGAGTACGCAGGTGATTTGGACGCAGTCATGATTCCATTGCTGGACTGGGTTCGTATCAATCAGCATGAATTATTAGCGAACTTAGATAAAAGCAAAGATGCCTTTAAGTTTGAAACGGTTGTCTTAGACAATGGCACTGTAGATCTAGCATTGACACTTCCACTCACTGAACGAGTCATCGTCAAACGTAAAGATGACGGAACTTTGAATGTTTCATTTCCTGATGAGCCTCAGTATGACAAAGCATTACCATCGCAACTTTTTAAAATGATCGACAGTAAAACAGGACAAACATTGGCAGAGTGGCAGTCAGCAGAACCAGAGGAAGAATATTTCTAATGGCAGAGCTTGAAGTACTCACCGAACATTTAGGAAGCATGCTGAATCAACTCAGTGATCAAGAACGACGTAAATTAGAAATGCATATTGCTCGGAAGTTAAGAGCATCACAAAAAAGCCGAATCACAAAACAACAAAATCCAGATGGTTCGGCTTATATCCCTAGAAAGCAACGACTCCGGGACAAAAAAAATAAAATCAAAAATAAGATGTTCAATCTGATTAAAAATGCAAAATACATGCGTTTTGAGCGTACAGCACAAGGTATCGCTATTGGCTTTGCAGGTCGTGTTGCATTTATTGCCCGAGTTCACCAATACGGTTTACGTGACAAAGTCGAAAAAGATGGACCAACTGTTCAATATGCCAGTCGTGAA